GCCGATGGAGTAAGCCTGGGCCGCATTGAAGAAAAGCGATTCATCGGGCGAGCGTTTGATGCCGTGATGGCGGATATGCGAAACATTCTGCGGGAAAAGTTCACGAAACAATTGCAAAAGAAGGTTCGATCCGAACAGAAGAAAGTGGTCTTCTCGTTATGAGCGTATTCGGGAACGCGGTACTGAGTCAAATATATACCAAGCTTACGGGCGATTCCGCCTTGATGAGCCTCGTCTCCGACCGGGTATTCGATCACGTGCCGCAGGAGGAATCGTTTCCGTACGTCGCAATGGGGGAGTTGATCGACACGGAATTTAATAACGATGATGCGGAACAAATGTCCAGCATTTCCATAACGATCCATTCCTACAGCCGGGAATGGGGCAGGAAGGAAACGCATGACATACAGGAGAGGATCACGGCGGTTTTGCACCGTGCCGCTCTTTCGGAAACAGGCTTTAATTTTGTAACGATCGATAGAACGCAGTCCAGTAGTTTTGTTGATGTCGATGGCATTACACGTCACGGCATCGTTGAATTTAACATCATAATCACGGAGGCGTGAAATGTCAAAGAAATCAGGACGTAACTTAGTTATTAAAAAAGGATCGGACGTGATCGCCGCGATCCGCAACAAGACGGTGGCTTGGAACGGGGAACCGATCGACGTTACCAGCGATGATGATTCCGGGTTCCGGGCTCTTCTTTCAGACGCCCAGGGTCAGGAGCAGATCGATCTTTCCGGCGATGGGTTGACGGACAATGCGATCCTGCGGGACATCGCTTTTGCTCCGGCGACCAGCAAAATGTTGACGGACATCACCATCGAATGGACGGACACGGGCGAAATCATAGCGGGCGACTTCAAGCTGGTCAGCTATGAGGAATCCGGCACGTACAACGATGCCCGGACCTTCACATTTTCCCTGCAATCAAGCGAGGCGTGGACTTACACCCCGGCGTCCTAATAAAGGAGGACTATGAGTAAGATTTTTGAAACTGTAAAAATCCAGTGGGACGGTGAGGATTATGAAGTCGATCCCAACCGTGTCATGGGTCTTATCAATCGCATTGAGGATCATATTTCGTTCAGCGACTTATCCTCCAAGAGCCTCAAGATCAGCAAGGTCGCCTGTGCGTACGCAGAGGCGTTGCGTTACGCCGGGTGCACCGTGACGGATGCGGAGGTTTATAACTCCATGTTTGACGGGGCGAGCGGTCGGCAGATTCAGAACGCGATCAGCGGGCTTCTGTTGATTATGATTCCGCCGGAGCATCTTCAAAAAAAAACACAGAAACCAAAGATGAAGATGAAGGCCAAGAAAAAGGCCTGATCCAGGGTGCGTATTTTTTTGCAGTTCTGAATGGGATTCAACCCTCGGAGTTTTGGCGGATGCACCCCAGGGAGTTCTGGTGGTTTTATGAGGCCAAGATGCTTGGGGTTGAAACGCGTGAAGATAAATATGGCAGTCTTTACAAACTACTCAAGGGTAAGTGATGGCGGCTAAAAAAGACATAGTGGTCGAAGTCGGCGGCGATACCGGTCCGCTTGACAAATCCATGAAAAAAGGCGCGAAGTCCGTTCTCGGGTTCGGTGCGGTGACCCGCGCTGATCTCAAAAAGACCGCCGCCAGGATCGCTAAAATCGGGACTGTCGCTATTACAGCCGGAGCGGCGTTGACCGCAGGTCTTGTTAAAAGGGGGCTTGCTGTTATAGACAGTCAAGCTAAATTAGCCCGGTCGCTGGGAACAACGGTTAAGTCGGTTCAAGCTTTGGACAGAGCGGGGAAACTCGGTGGCGTTGAAAATCTCGCCCAACAGACCGCGAAATTTAATGCGAGAGTTGGCAAAGCAATACTCGGTACGGGTCTGGCAGCGGAACAATTCAAAAAGCTCGGGATCAACGCCCAGGAATTATCTGAAATGGATGCCGATGAGCGGCTTGCTCTCGTTGCTGATAAGGTCAAGGCTCTCGGATTAAGTTCATCCGAAACAGCCAATATGTTGCGGGATTTCGGGATCAGGAATGAAAAGCTTGTTGGCTTAGTGCTGCAAGGCGGCGGCGCGTTTAGACAAGCGCGAAAGGAAGTTGAAGATTTTGGTTTAGCCATTGAAGACACCGACGCGGCAGCGATTGAGGCGGCTAATGATTCGATGACCAAGATAGGCGAAACGATACAAGGGGTTGCCAACAGGCTGGCGATTGAGTTCGCGCCTAAGATTCTTGAGATCACGAATAAATTTAACGAATTATCGAAAGAAACCGGCGGATTCCGGGAACAACTGAAAGCTGTGATGGATGTTTCGATCACGGTAGCCAAGGGTATTGCTGGAGCTTTTAATTTTGTCGGAACCGCCATCGGCAATACGGCGGGCGGACTGAGTCTTTTGTTTGAGGACTTACAGGAGTTCGCGGCTAGCGGTGCGCAGGTGGTCAATAAATTTGCCGAAGGATTCTCGGAAGCGTGGGCCGGGGTGAAGGATAAGGTCGGCAACCTGATACCGGATTGGATGATGAAGTACCTCAAACAGTCATCCCCGGCGGAACTGGGGTCATTGGATAGCGCTCAATGGGGCCGTGATGCCGTAACTCTGTTTGCGGCGGGTATGATAGAGAGTTCGGAGGCCGTGGCTTTGGCGGCGGCGGAAATCGCCAACAAGGCCGCCGGGATGAAACCTGGGGGCGAAGGCGATGCTGAAGGGGAATTTGAGGGATTGTTGGCAAAACAGGAGAGAGAGTTTGAAATTGTTGCGGCCCATAAGGCCGCTCTGGCCGGGCTTGAGGTCGAATCGGAATCTGAAAAGGAGGCTCGGCTTAAAGAGATTCGGAAGCGTGGATTAAAAGATCAGGGAGAGGTGAGCAGGCGTGGTCAGCAGGCAGCAATCGGAGCCGGGCAACGGCTGATCGGCTCACTCGGTGAAATGAATCGCCAGATGTTTGAAGAGAACAAGGGCTTTTCGATTGCGATGGCGACTATGAGCGCATTGCTGGCGGGTGCACAGGTGCTGGCGGAACCCAGCCTGACATTTTTTGACAAGGTGGCCAAAGCCGCGGCTATCATCAGTATCGGTGTCGGTTACGCCTCGTCTATCAGTTCGATCAGCAAGGGCGGCGGTGCGGCGTCTCCCGGCGGCGCGGGCGGTGTGGCCGCTACCCCGACGGTGGACGTTACACCGGGCGCGGGCGGTACCGGCGGCCCGCAACAGAATGTATTTATAAAATTGCAGGGTGAAACGATCGGCCAGGACGGGATTCGGAAATTAATCAAAGAATTGAACGAGGCCTCTAAAAATGGTGGCCGGATGGTGTTTGCGTAATGCCTATAATTTACAGTCCATCATACGTCTTGAGCTTGACGCCGGATGAAAACAACCCGCATATCGGGTACCAGTCATGGGTGATGGACCGGGAGGATGATGATATTTCCGTATCCAGCGAATTATCCACAGGCCCCAAGGACGCGATCCTAAGGCCTGACACGTTCGAGCATTGGCAAGGGGACGCATTACCCGCCACGTTGACGATTGATTTAGGACAGGCCCGCTCAGTGGACTACGTGGGCATTGCGGGACACACCATTGGAACCGATGACGCGTCGGTGCTTGTGGAATATAGCAGTGACGATATTAATTATACGACGTTCGCCGATTCCGCATCACCGGCGGGCAATACACCTCTGCTCTTTTTAGATGAAGAAATATCGCGGCGCTACTGGCGGATCACGTTGACCGGTTCCGGTGATGTACCCAAAATCGCCGTGATCTATATCGGGCAGGTATTGGTCATGCTCAGAAAGATTTACGGCGGGCACTCACCGGCGGTGCTCTCCCGCGATACGTTGCTCTATAATAATATGAGCGACGGCGGGCAGTTCCTGGGCCAGTATGTGCGGCGGCGCGGCGTCAACGGAGCGGTCAACCTGACCAACCTGCCCGCCTCCTGGTATCGGGAGAACTTTGACCCGTTCGTCAAGGCGGCGCGGGAGAATCCGTTCTTTTTTGCTTGGCGGCCGATTGACTGGCCGGACGAAATCGCTTTCGGGTGGACAGATAAAAATATCCAGCCTGTTAATATGGGCATCAGGGATTTAATGCAGGTTAAGTTCGATTTCCACGGGATCGGTTATATTGATTAATTTTAAACTTTGGAGGTAGTATCATGGCTCAAGGTGATGTAGTAATTTTTGATGAAGCCAAAGCGTATATGATTGACGGCGGATGGGAACCCGCCGACGTGATCAAATGCGCTATTCTGGACGACACCGTGACTCCGGCGGCGGGAGACACTACACCTGCGTTAGGGGATTACAATGAAGTTGGGGTCGCGGGAACCTATGTAGCCGGTGGAACGTCATTGGGGAGTTTGGGAACGCTGGTTACAGAGGCGGGCGGGACCATGACCTTTGACAGCACCACTAACCCATCATGGGCAAAAGACGCCTCGAACGATGCCGACGCCTTTTGGGGTCTGATCTACAATGATACTGACGCCGGTGATTTAGCGATTGGATTTGTTGATTTGGGCGGTCCGGTGGATATGACCGCCGGTGACCTAACGATCACGTGGAATGCGAGCGGCATCTTCACGATCGCTGACGCATAATGACTTGGTCGGAGGTCGATCTTGATCCTTCTCTTATCGTGGGATGGGCGGCATGGTATTCGGACGGACGGCGGTTCACGTCGCTTGATACCGACCCACGCAGCCTGCCGGAACGGGACGTGCAGGTGTTCAAGGTGTGGCATCACGATCCAAGCCTACGTCGCAAGGAAGATGGAACATTGCGGCTGTACCACAAGTCATTTACCGGATACGACCGGTATCCGATTCCCGGCAGTGACCGGGTGATCTGCGGCGACTGGACGTCGATTATTAACCATAACGAAATCACGCGGGAAGCCAACGCTTTCCGGTGGCCTGAATAATGTCGAAGACTTATTTTTTTGACAACGCGAATACTGAAACAGACTGCGATGGGCCTGAGGTCAACGCAGACTTGACCGAGAGCCAGCAAACGCCTACGGATCTTGTAAGCAGCACCACCTCTAGTGAATCATTCGTTGAGGTGATGCGATTTACCGTTATTGATCCTGATATCCCACAGTCAGGCCAGCAGAGCATCGGCTACTCAATAGAAGTTGTCAGCGCTACGGATATTCTTTATAGATTGCACGGGGTTTTGGTTGACAGTTCAGGTTGCAATAATCCAGGCTCAATAGGACAGCCTCCCGGTCATTCTGGGACTGGAATCAAAACCGGCTCAGTCGTCCCTTTTTCGGGCGCTGGTGTTGACCAAATCCAGATTAGGGTGTTAATAGCTAGAGTTAGTGGAACGCACGGCAACAAATCGATCACATTAAGCGTTAGAGGGGCCGACACCAACTTGCTTGTCCCGTGGTCTGCAAACAGCGATGTCAATGTCAACGCCACCGTGGTCAATCTTGAACTTACGGCAAATCCTGCGGATATCAATGCAGAAACATCCATAGACGCGGCGGTCGCCGATCTAACGCTCACCACTTTTGCGGCTTCAGTCAATCTGGATGTCGAAGTCACAGCGGCTGTTAAAGATTTAGCACTATCAACGTTTGCAGCCGATGTAAACGCTGAAACTAATATTGCGGCGTCAACGGCATCGCTCACCCTGACGGCTTTCGCGGCCACGGTGGAAGTGGGAGCGGATACGGTGGTCAATGCCATAACGGCATCATTGGCGCTTTCGACGTTTGCCGCCCAAGTCAATCTGGACGTTGAGGTGATTGCCGCCACGGCATCGCTTACGCTGACAACGAACCCAGCCGATGTCAACGCCGAAGTTGATATTGCCGCTGGCCTGGCATCGCTCACTCTGTCAACGTTCAACGCAGACGTGAACGCTGAAACGCAGATAGATGCAGGAACGGCCTCTCTTTCCGTGACAACGCTTGCGGCAACAGTTAGCATTTCTGAGGATGTAAACGTAAACGCCACCACGGCGGCGCTTTCATTGACAACTTTCGCGGCGGACGTGAATGCGGAAACCAATGTGGCGGCTGGAGTTGCCTCCCTTTCCTTGACCACCAATCAGGCACAGGTGAATCTTGGTATTGACGTTGCCGCCTCGGTAGCCAATCTGACTCTTTCAACATTCCAAGCGGACGTGAATGCTGAGACGAGCGTTGAAGCGGGTACAGCGTCACTCTCCGTGACATCATTTATGGCAGAGATCAATCTGGATACCATTGTTGCCGCCGGATTCAAGGCGCTTTCTATAAATTCTTTTTCTGCGGAAATCAATCTGGATTCAGTGATCGCCGCGTCCGTGGCATCTTTATCCATAACCGCATTTATGGCGGACGTAGGCGCCAGTGAAGCCGACAATTTTCAGGACATGGTTGAGTTCACGTTAAATATAAGCGCCGCTCCAGAATTTATCAGCACCGTTACACGCACCGGCACTTTTACAGTGAGGATTTGATATGAGTATCCAAAAGGGCGATGTAGGAACAAAGATCAGGGTCACCATCTTTGATGATGGCGAGGCCGTTGACCTTTCCGGCGTCACCACAAAAGAGATCATCCTTCGCCGTCCCGACACAACGACCGCAACCCGCGCCGCCGATTTTGTGACGGACGGGACCGACGGGAAAATTGAGATTGTATCCCAGGCCGGGGATTTCGACATCGTCGGCATATACAGCATACAGGCACATATTGTCAATTCGGCTGGCGACTGGAAAACGGATATCGACACGTTTAGGGTTTATAAAAATCTGTAAGGGCGACTATGACTATTAGTTACGGCGATGAATCCATACTGCTTTTGGAAATAGACCAGCCGTTCTGTGCGCTGGAATACGGGACCAGCCCGTGTCAGGCCGCGCTTGGCGTCACCGGCGATCACAAGTGTTACAACACGCGGTTTACCTGCCAGGATGCGGAAAACTACGACCCGGAGACCAAGACCCTGACGTTCTCGCGCTCACAGGAGGATACGCATACTTATGGCTACGTGATCCCGTCCATCGAATCGGTCAAGACCACGCCGTTGCGGGTTAACATCGGCGCGATGGACCCCGATATGTCCCCGTTCGGCGAACGCGAAACAGTGGCGATCTCCCTAAACGACCATAAGCATAGCGACTTGGAGGTCGACAAGTACCGGCTCGAACGGCCCGATGCCCACGGTCAGACGGCGATTGACGGGTTCGACCCGTATGAGCAGGGCACGTTCTGGGGCAAGTGGCTCAATCGCAATCCGTATCACGAAGGATATAGGGCACGAATCAAAGAAGGCTTGATGGGCGATGACAGGGAGGACCTGCGGGTGCGGCATTACCTGATCGACAAGATTGATGGGCCGTCAAACGGACGGGTTACGATCCGGCTCAAGGATTTATTTGTGC